TTAGTCTATTCTTCTGGTAACAAAAACAATAGCAAGAAACAGACTTTAGTCATTGACAGGATGAAGTCTTTGATCATGGATCATTTAAGTGCAAAGAACTTAGTTGATGACACTAATTTAAGAGTAGCAATCTATCATTTAATTCAAGATGAACGCTTTGGCTTAAGAAAGGTAAACATATCATTCTTTGCAGCTGATACAGTTATGCACTTAAAATCAGGTGGGGAGCTTTATGGAAGAAGTTGTTATGCTTCTTCAGTCTTAATGGCAAAACTTTATTTAGCTACGTTGCTCTCTACTATTATGCGTAAAATCTCTAAAGGAATTGATCAACGAATCTTTTACGTAGAGTCTGCTATTGATAATGATATTGAAGGTGCAGTAATGCAGACTATCAAAGATATCAAACAGAAGAACTTTTCAGTAAGCCAACTAGGAGATCTTAACAGCACGTTAAGGACAATTAGTGCGTTTAGCGATATGGTTATACCTGTTATAAACGGTCAGAAACCTATTGAGTTTGACATTCTTGCAGGCATGGATGCTAATGTAAACGATGACTTCTTAGAGTATTTGCTGAAATCAATGTTAGCTGGAACTGGTGTTCCTAACGCGTATATTGGAGTACAGGAAGAAATTGAGTTTGCTAAAAGTTTAAGTATGGTGAATGGTAACTTCATTAAGCATATTGTGAGACGGCAATTAGACTATTCAGATGCGTATTTGAGCCTTTACACAGGTCTCTATCATCGTCATTTTCCTGAAAACAAAACAGATACATTCTTCTTAAAAGCAGCATTTGCTCCTCCTACTACGTTAAACATGACTAACACTCTTGCAATTATGGGAGATGCAAAGAATTATGCTGATTCCGTGGTAGAGAATGTTGATCTAAGTTTTATCAAAGATGATCAAGAGAAAGATGCTATCAAACAAAAATTCAAGATGAAGATAATGCGTCAAACATTGCCTCATGTAGATTGGTTGTTGATGGACGAACTGTTGAAAGATGCTCTTATTGAAATGAAAGAAGATAAGCTCAAATTACAAGCAAACGAACCTGACACGACAACAGCTGCTCTTAACATCGGAGGTGGCTCAGACCCTACTGCAGGAGGAAGCGACTCAGACCCTGCAGGAGGCGATGATGATATGACTCCCCCTTCTTTTTGACAAAGATTTCCCCTATACCTTTTTACGGGTATAGGGGAATTCCAAGCCAAGGTCGGGATTAACCAGTGACGAACTTTTCTTGAGTAGGATAGTAACCGTCGCTATTACCAAATGAGCTTGTACCAGTTAGGTTTTGAACCAACCAGTTATTCTGCGCCATGTAGCCTTTTGCGTATTCAATTACATTCTTACCGTAGTGCCGAGTACCAGTAAACTCCTGAGTAAGAGTTTTACCTTCAACAGTACCACTAGAAAAGTTCAAATACTCTTTGTTGATCTTTTTAGGCATTACGTTTGTATAGTAGATTGCCTGTTCAATGTAAGAGCCATTTTGAAGTGTTTCAGCATCACCACCGTCTGCGTCAGGACGAGTAACTACATACAGCAATGAACCAGTGTGGTTCTTAGCAGCATAAGGTTTGTTGTCACGACGTGGATAGACGGCGATATTCGTATGAGGATCACGAATACCAGAAACCCAATAGTCATACGTAGAAGACAATGGAGAACCGGAGAATTCTTGAAACGTCAAAGTGAAACCATTGTCCATTTTGATTGCACCAGCAGTCTCATTCTCATTTCCAGAGAAACCAAGACCCCAGTTTACCATTTCTAATGACATGTCACTAGAGCCGTTGAACTCTTTAAAGTTCCGACTAGACAAGAATTGAAAAAACCGAAACTTGTCAGTAACCCAAACTGGAAGTTTAATCCAGAAAAGGAAAGCATAACCAGAAACATACGGGTCAAGAACTGACTTATTTACAGTAGCATCATTCAAAAACATTCCGTTGTAGAAATGTTGATTGACACCATCTTGAGTGTTCAGTACTTCCAAGTCTGAATAGTTATTACGAAGGTTCGTAAAATCCATGATGTTATCACCTTGTTAGATTAGTTTTGTTGAACACTGAACGTAATTGCTACACGTTCGATGATATCAGTGAATTTGACAATGATCTTAACACGAAGTAGTTTTTCACGCTTATCATAGCGAGAAGCAGTAACTACAACGTTGATGTTTTCAAGAGTCTTATCTAACTGATAAGGGTTCAAGGCGCTGCTGATGTTATCTCGAAGAGTGCTATAAGTGCTCTCTAAGAAATATTCCCATTTAGTGTACTTAGCAACAGATTTAGCAGAACGCGCCATGCGGAACAAAGAACGTGCTACAGAAATGTTACTCAAAGCACCGGAGTCTAAACGAGAAGTGTTTTGAGAGTCAAAGTAAAGTACATCTTCGTTGTCAATGTAGTTTACACGAGCCAAGTAGAGAGTTTCTTTTTCAGCTTCAGAAGCAGGAAACCAGCTAAAGTCATTAGAGTTTACACCGGAAACTACACCACGAGCTAAACCTACAAAGTTTCGACCAATGGAGTACTTCTTATCATTGAAAGGAATTTTACTAGCTAAAAAGAAAGGTGCTGTAACACGAACTTTCCGTGAACTGTCAAACAAGTCAGAAACTAATGCATCTTGAGAAAAGATTGCAACGTTTTCTGAACTCATGCTCAAGTTATTAGTTTTGAAAGCTGCTGCTTGAGTAGAGTTTGCAGTAAACCCTGTATCAACAAATGCCATGCAATCTTGACGAACGTCTCGTGCAAGAGCTGCCATTGCATTTTTTACTGGTAGAGGTTCATTGCCGTCTAAGATAACGTCTAAAGGAAAAGTCTTAGTTGACGTTACACGTTTATCAAGAGCACCACTGTAAGCATCAATCAGCATGTTATTTACAGAGTCTTCAGACAAGTCACCGTCACGACCGCCTTTGAAACGTACAATCCCACCAACTGCAATTTCACCGTTTACTGCATTAGCAGCAACATGTGAAATAGTCATGCCAGCAGTCTCAAATGGAGATGCAGGAGCGTTCCACGTAGTTTTAAATGGGTCTAAGAAGTTAAACTTACCAAAGTCAAAGTTATCACCGATGAAGATTTCCATCTGTGTGTAGACTTCACTGCTAGCAAAGACTTTAACTTCAGATTCATAGACTTCAAGCAAATCTTTGATGAACATTGATTCGCGGCTTAATGTACGTGCTGATTCTTCAAAGGCAACAGTATATGGATTACGCAGTTCAAGAACGTTATCATTAGTGTATTGAAGAATCTGGCATGTATAAGTCGGAAAGCTGTAAGTCTTCTCATAAGCATATTGTGGAGTAACTGCAAAAGCAAAGTTATTGCCATAATTACCGCGACCTTTAGCATAGACAGTGATCAAGTCATAAACCTTAAAACCGTCAACATCGTCAACACCGATCTTAGTCGCTGCTTCAATAGCACCGACAGAAGGCATGTCTTCAATATAACGATAAAATGGTTTGATTTGAATACCTTTCATTTTAGCAGTGTCAACTGTATCAAAGACTTTTTTGATGCCTAAGGATAGTGTGACACCGCCATAAGCAGCATTTTTGTCTTTAACAGCAGAACCCGTAGGACAAACACGGATAGCGCCTACTGTACCGTTCTTCAACCATTGCATAATATTGTAAGGCTGTTGACGATTCTTTGAAATAGAAAAGTCATCGCCATATTCTTTTATAAACTCTTCAGGAGAAGTGAAGAACTGCAATGTATTATCGAGACCTTTATTTGCCGTAAAGGCACTAAACAACATCGTACCACCCTGACCAGTAACCACAATTAAGGGTTCTTGTTCAATGGAGACACTGATGTGAGGATGTGCATAATCAAGAGACATAGCATGTACCCTTTATAAGTGTTAAAAGTAGTTAGAAAATATAAGAGAATTTCAAAAATGTGTTTCTGTGGCATCAATTCTTTATGACACTTTCTAAAGGATGCTGTTTCTGTTTTGTATTGTTTCTAGTCATAACTACAGAAGCTTTAATAGATGCATTCATGTCTTCAAAACTCAAAGCAGCAAAAACTGAACTCACTCTAGGTAAAGACTTTAATCGTAGCGGAAAGTAGCCACTATCTGCTCCTGTACGTCCTGCAATAATTCTAAATGGCTGATGAAGATCTTTTGGATTACGGTTGACTTCACTCACAAGCATTTCAATGATAAACGACGAAACAGGAAGCTTCATTCCATTTAAATTGAAGTTAGTTTTGATCTTTTCAGGAATGATAGAGTACGGAACATCAATAGGAAGTTTTCCTCCGTTTAACAAGTCAATAAAAGCTTGTGCATCTTTTAGTGATTGAACTTTAGTAAGAGAATTTATTAGCTTGTTTCCTTCATAAAGCTCAAAGACATGAAATTTTGCATAGTCTAACTCTTTAAACGGATTAACGATTATTGTTTCTTCTTTGAAGTTGAACCTAAGAGATACACCATAGTCAAAAAAGAAGAATTCTTCGTCACTGTCTTCTTTGTTTTTGAAAGAAACTATGATTGCAGTAAATGTATCAATTTCGTTACTAAAAACCTCTGCAATTCCATCAATGAAGAATTCTTCAGGAATGTATAACCGCATTGTATGTGCTTTTACAGCAATTGAGTTTTCAGTGAACGTTAAAAACTTTTCAATTGGCAGGGACATAGAAAGTTCTCCTTTCTGAGTTTGAAAAATAAAGTAGCCTAACACTATTGAAGTGTTAGGCTAAGTAATGTTAAACGTCTAGAGAAGTTTACATTCTTTTACTTGAGAGTTTTAATAAAGCATTCAAGAATGGAACTAATGTTCTTCAGTACATTAAAACCATAGAATTCAACATTCATTGATTCAGGAATAGGTTGTTTCAAAAAGTAGAAATCATGAAGCACGCTAGTAAACTCTTCAATGACTTCAGTTCTTCTCCAGAAGTCTTTATCAAGCTTCATTTTAGCTAAGCGTGTTAAGAATATGCTTTCAATGAAAGTATTCTCTTTTTCAGTGAGTTCTGTCTTCACTGCTTCTTTGATAAGATTGCTTACACGATCAATGTAAACATTGACAAACTCTTTAATTTTGTCTTTGTCTTTCTTCGTGTAAGAACTAGAAGCTAACCGATTCCGAATCTTAGTCTTCATTGCCTTTGGATCAACTTTCTTAGAATATGAAGCAGAAGGAATAGACAAGAAGAATGGATAAGTCCAGTTAACGTAATCAACTACACCTTTCACCATTTCGAAGTAGCGTTCGTTTAATGTAATTTCTGCGTTATACGTAGAATGGTCAAACTCAGGATTCTCTTCATTTCTTTTAGACAGAGTGTACATCTCATTGAGACGAACTACAAAAGCTTCAATTGAAGCAGTTCCAGCAGTAGCAATGTTATCGAGAATAGTTTGTTGGTCATTTAGAGGTTGCATAATTTCAATCCTTTTTGATATGTTCAATAAGTTTGTTAACGAATTCATTGTAAAGTGAAGAGTTGTCAAGAACTTCTTTTACAATCTGTTTGGCAAAGTCGTCAGACAAGTATAGCTCAACTTCATTATAGAAGCCTATAACGAATGGTGAATTATCATCAAAGTCCATGAAGAAGAACTCATTTGGAATAGGTGTGTCTGCTTCAAAAATGAATATCTTAATCAGTTCATCTATGTTTGAGATAATTTGAGCTGTTGTCTTAGAAACACCGTCGTTTTTCCTAAGAGAGAATGCTTCATCACTTACTGCATCCTCTAGTTTATTAATATATGTTTTAATTTTCCTTGAATTTCTTGTGAAGAAATCTTTGCTGTAATTAAGCACTAAATTAAATCGGTTTAAGATCAAAGTGTAGTAAGCATTCTTAGTAAGGTTTAAGAATGTCATAGGTAGAAGTTCTACTTGATATTCGTCTAGATCAGTAAAGATCTGATATCTTGAAACAAAGATCTTTTCTGCTAGAGAATACAAAAAAGAACGATACTCGTCTTGAAACTGAGCTATTGTAGCTGTATTAAGTTCTTTAGCCATTGCAAAATAAAGACGCTCTTCCACCATGTTCAAAATGTTTTCAGGGTAAGCTGCTTTAGCGGAAGAACTAATTTGTTCGAAGATTTCTACTGCGAGACCATCTGAATCAATGATGCTCAATAAAGATCGTTCATCTGGAAACTCTTCAAACACGTTGTCGGTAGTTAAGATAGAAGGCATTTGCGTTAATCTCGGTTAAAGTCTAGAATGGATTTGATAACAGATCTACTAGGGCGATTTCTATTAGAACTGTTTATGTTTTCAACAGCTGGTTTAACTTCATGTATAGGTTTCTGGTCTGGGTTAATGATTAAATCAGGACGACTCTTAAGAAAGTCTTCTGCGCTATTTGACTGCGTTGTTGTTCTACTCATTGTGTTAATAGAATGAATGCGATTAGCAATTGAACCTGTATTTGTGAAAAGCTTAGCAATAGATGGAAAGTTTCTCAAAGCGTAAACTGCATACAGCCATCCAAACAAGTAGTCATCATGCGTATTAGGACTATGTTCAATCTTTCCATCACGATTCACTTCAAGACCTTTCAAATCATTGAGTATACACTCATATGCAAGGTATGGTTTGTTGTGTTCAGCAGTAGACAAAAGCATTTCTACCATTTGTGAACGTGTGCTGGTTGTAATAGGTACACCATACACTTTTGTTTTAGTCTTACTGTTCTTTAAAGAACTAGATACACGTTTTCTGTCTTTATGGACTTTTTCAGCTTCTTTAGTGTCATCAGATGAATATGTGTAAAGGATCTTAGGCTTCATCTTAGGATTCTTTAAAAGTGTGTCAATGAATCCTAAAGTAACTGAAGACCGTTCAATTGCAAGATAAGCATTAGGGAAAATTAGCTCACAAACAAGCTCAACTAATTCTACTAGAGAAGGAATCTTAATGTTGTTGTTTCCAAAAGTTGCAATAACGTTAAGTGTGACAGGATCAATAACTACCATTGTAGAAAAGTCTTTCTTGAGACCTGTAGCAATATCCATTCCTATAATATAGTTCTTAGTAGGGTCAAAGTATTCATACATATCAAAATAGAAGAAAGTGTTAGGAACTTGTATTGTCTTAATTGGATATTTGCAGATTCGATTAATTTCTTCTAGAACTTCTTCTTCAAAGACTGAGCGTTCGTTAGATAGAGGCCATGTAAGAAAGATTTCGCGTTTAATCTTGAGAAGGTTGTTGTTCAATGCTCTTTTTTGAGTGTTAAGCCATTCTTCGTCTTTTCCTAATTGAATGTAAGAGAACTCAATATAGATAAAGTCGTTCTTAGAATTGTACTTAACGTATAGTTCTAGTTCTTTTTCAGACATGTCATAAATAGCACTGATAAACTTAGCTGAATCGTTTATCATCATCTTGCAATAAGCGCCTTCTGGAATATCTAGCATGTTAGGCGTAGTTGTGATAATCTTAGCAAAAGGTTTATTGTTGCGTTTAGCAGCCCGTGAAGCTTCTGAAAGTGCCATTGTTGCACTTTCATAAAATGCTGCTATATACTTGATGAATGAAAACTCATCCCACCATCCAAATGGAACTGTCATGCCTCGACCTTTTCTATCAGCTCCAGTTTCATCATTGCCGGGAGCCATAGCGTCAATCTTGTTATTCGTTATCTTCATATGACGATAAGTCTTATTGTTTAGATCTTCTTTAGAGTCTCTAACAAGATACTGAGGAAGTGCTCTTCGATTCTCATTAAAACGTTCTAAGTTTAAACACGCATCTGCACCTGACTTGTTCGAAAAGATTACTTTAGAGTTTACTGTAGAGAATTCTAGTATATAGTTAAACAAGATTACAGTTGTAACAGTTTTATAATGTTGACGAGGTAAGACTGTTATAGTGTTAATGTTCTGAAGAGTTAGAAACAAGAAAGCTAAGTTTCCTAAATGAAGTTCAAACCTAGCAGTACCTCCGGGTACAGGAATATGTCTTACTACTTCTCTAAAGAAGTACCAAGGGTTAATTATACATTCATTACGAATTCTAGTTTTCATCTCTACTGAAAGAGAAGGATCAAAGGGGTCTATGTTTTGTAAATCTCTGTCAAACAATCTAAGAAAGAACTTGTTGTTTTTGACACCCTGCTCTTTTAGACGCTGGTAGACTCTGATAAAACTGTCATTAGTAGTGGTATAATCAATAATGTAGTTAAGTTTTAGACTATCTTCGCTCATACTGATCACCTGCTTTTACTATTCGAAGAATTGTTTTACCTTTACTCATTTGAAACTTAAGCACCTAACAAGGTTTTTAAAACTCATGTGCAAACACTTAAGTGATCCTTAATTTACTATCTTAATAGAGAGAATTTAAATGGAACAAGACAACAACATAAACCAATCAGGTTTAGATCATATTGAATTTGAAGAATCGAAAGAAGACAATACTGTAAGCGCTGTAGGAAATGGATATTACATAACTTCTTTTGGAAATACTTTGTTTATTGACCCTAAAGAGAACATAAAGTTTATCAAGACCGTTGAACGCATAGTTCGTAGTTCAATGGAGTACAAACTATGGAATGGAACATTACGAAAACTAGGAATGCAAAACTGTTCGTTCTTTGGTAATGTTAGTGATGAAGATGCTGACATTGAAATTCATCATTACCCGTTCAGTTTGTACTCCATTGTTCAGATTGTGATGGATGAAATGTTTAGTAGAGTTCCTTCAATTACTACATTTAGTGTTGCTAACGAAGTAATGAAGATTCATTTTGAAGGTCTTATAGGCGTAGTTCCGTTATCTGAAACTGTACATGAAGCAGCACATAACGGAAATGTCTTTATCCCTCTGTACCAAGTATTTGGTGACTACTTTGCTTTTGTAGAATACTATAAAAGCTTCATAACAGAAGATGACTTTGAATCTCTAATGAAGTTAGTTGAAATGACTAAAAATGGAATAGACTTTACAAACAATACAGACGTATTGTCGTATGACAGTAACCTTCCTACAGAGTTTAAAGATAAAAACAACGCTCAAATCAACAAAACTTTCTTAGACAAGTTGTCGTTAATTGTAGCTAAAGATCCTCAAACTACAGAGAAGCATGTAAGATGAAAATACCTGATTTCAAAAATACTGAAAAGAAAGATCTGAACGGTCTTCAAAAAGCTGCTACGTTTGAAATTAAGCAAGCAGTGTCATTGGATGAGTTTGTTGAAGAGACAAATGCGTTTGAGAGTTCTTACTGGATTGATGAGTTTATTGAAAGTGGCGATGATAAAGCTTATCGAGGATTTGTAAAAAACATTGAACGGATTGTAAGATCAAGTGTTGAATTGAAGAGCTTATTCAAGTTCTTAAAGACTGAACTAGACTTAAACTCATGTATCTTATTGAAAGGATTAAACACTGAAAACGTGACTATTGAGTTACATCATTATCCGTTTACTTTGTTTGACATAGTTGACATTGTAATACGTAAGCGAACAATGTTAAAAGAGCCTCTGAACCCTATCTCAGTAGCAGAGGAAGTAACTAAGATTCATTTTCAAAAGATGGTTGGTTTAGTTCCGCTTTCTAAGACTTCCCACCAATTAGCTCACAGTGGTAAAGTAGTTATTTTGCCACAACATATTTTTGGAAACGTTAAAGCTTTCATGGAAACCTACAACATAGGTTTAACTAGTCAACACATTCAAGCAGTCAGTATCTTATTCAGTGATAAAGTTAAAGCAAGCGCAAGCGAGCTTAACAATTTCACTCTTAGTCGTAGACTTCTTGCATGGAGTGACACTGAAATAGATTTGTCTGAAAATACAGATCTTGAAGAAGATTAGATTTGCAAGTTACGTTAAGGGTAAAACCTTAACGTAATATCTATTGCAAACTCTAACATTTCAATGACCAGAAAGTCCATCTTACCTAACCAAAGTAAAGAGTCGGAATTCCCGTGGGGAATGAATCGGTAGTGCGAGCAAAATCGAAATGGTACAAGGTAACTACAAAACAAGATTGAATTTGAGACTAAGAGACCATGTGTCTTTAATAACTACTGTCTCTTAAAAACAATCGATGGAAAAAGCTAATCAAAGAACAAACCTAAAAAAACAAAACGCGTTTTGTAAACCCTTACAGGAATCCTATCACACTAAAGTGTGATAGGAAGGGGTAGCGCGAAGGGAGACTAAATTTTAGTCTTCTTCGTACTCTCTGAACTTAGCTACGTCATCAATCAAGACAAGTTTGTCTGCGTCATACACCGGGATAAAGTCTTTAGCCGCTCTGTTTTTATAGCTGATTGTAGGATTAAAACGAGAACAGTCTACAACTGTTCGTTTCTTAACATTTGCTAAGTATCCGTCGCTTCCTTTAAAGCGACCTTTCTCACAGAAAGCACTAGGATCAACTAAATCAAACGTACCATCACTTTTCTCGTTAGGGACTTGAGGGTTGCTCCATAGAGTAAAACGTTCCATTAAGTTGTCACTAGAATAGATTTTGTTCAGATAAAGCGTTAAAGGTTCATCTTTGAAAGAAACTTTAACGAACTCAAAGAATAACTTTGTAGCATTTAACGTTTGAAAGAAGCTTTGAAACAGAGGACTCTTCTTTAAAGAGATTACCATTCTAAAGTTCAAAGGCGATCTTAGCATTACTTTAACATCTTCAATTTCCACAAATGCTTTTGCTTCAGTTAAGTTGAATAATGTTTGTTGCATAGTTTAAAACTCCATTTTATGTAGACTTAGTTCTGAAGGGGTCTCCTTCAAAGAACTAATATATGTTTGAAACTTTCGTTGTTATGTCCTATACCCTTAAAGGGTATAGGACTACAACTTAGCCGTATTGACTAATTAGTACTGGAACGTACCATTGTTGTGAATGATGCGAATTTCACCGATAGCACTTTCCATGAAGTTCTCAAATACATACCGACGATGAGCAACGATTGCTGGTACATTTGGTGTACGAACGTTCAAGTTACCTTCGCCTTTACTCATTGTAAAGCTATATGGATAGAACATATAAGTCTTAGCATCTTCTTCCATAGGAATCCATACTATACGGAGTTTGCCCGGAAGAATACGTTCAGAAGAAACGATGACGTAACGATAAACGCCACGAGCTTCGCCCACAGAGTAATCTACACGAACACCTGCTTGTTCAGAAGCAGTATGGTCAAATACCCAGTCAACGTCAGGAAGGATCATTGTATCAATTGGATTACCAACTAAAACAAAGTAACCGTAAGAACCGACTTGCATTGCATTGATCATCTCTTGAGCAATGTTATCAATTACAGGGCGAATCTCTCTACGCCAATCAGATGGAACACCAGCAAACGTGTTAGGTGGATACATATCAAATTGACGTTCCCACTGACCAGCTACTTTAGTTGAATCCAAGAAAGTCAAACCTTCTGTATCAACACGAGTACCCAAAACAGTTGACATGATGTCTACTACTTTAGCAATACCGTCTACGTTGAACATTTTCAGTTGGTCTGTCAGGTATTCAGAACTCATAGGAGCAGAAATGTGACCACCAGTAGGAATGTTTGTTTCTTTTGTAGTGATGTCATAACCAACTTGTTCGTTGGAGTTATTGTATTCACTTGATACGTATGCTTCAACTTTAACTTCAGTAACTAAACCTTGTAGGCTAGTAGGAGTAGCATCACCAGTAATACGATCAATTACTACAAAGACTGTATCTTTAGTAACATAACCAGTGCTATGTTTACCAGAAACAACACCTGAAATCAAGTTAGTGCGAGAGTCCATTTTTATATTGACTTTGTCAACTGTAACAGTTTCTTCAGCAGCACCAGCAGAATTTTTGACTTTCATTTTAACTGCTTGAACCATTACGTCAACGTCAACTGAATCGCCATTAGCAGTAGTAATACCTACTGTAGTCATCAGATTCTTAGTTGCACCAACTGGGAAGAAGTCATTAAACAGTTTAGGACGACCAGCATATTCTTCATCTTGTGCATAAAACAATTCAGGTAAGAACCGTTTAGTGCCATCTTTTGCCATAATGTATGGACGAATGTAAGGTGTTGTAAACTTAGGAGTCTCGGCAGCTTGCGTAGGAATGGTGTTTGGAATGACCATTCGTGGGTATGCTTTACGCAGCATAGGAAGACTTAAGCTTGAAATAGGTGTAGTACCGGACAAACTTTCAGTCAAGAGTTGCAAACGTGAGTTCTGCATAACAATGCCTAGTGTTTCAGCATCGTCTTCACTCAAACCTTCAAGCAAATCGTGAGTGTATTCGGCAAAATAAGCAGATTCATTCAACACATCTTCGTGACCGTTACCAAACAAGTTAACACCGCGAGAGTGAAAACGTTCATTAGTGCGTTCTAACGCAGCAGTAAAGCTGTCTTTAGTAGGTTTTCTGAGGATTCCCATGATATAAATTTTCCATGAAATGTTAAAAGGTAGGATTGCAAGACTCTCTATTCATTTGTAACTAGAGATCTTGTTTTGATTTCAATTTCAAAATTTTTGTTTACGACGGCTTCTTTATTTTATACTTAGAAACAACCTTTCTTAGACCGTCTGTGAGAGCTAAAATATGGTCATCTATCTTATCCAATATTGTGTCTATAACGTCTTGATTGTTAGCATCTATATCAATCTGAGTTAAAATGATTTCAACTTTTTCTTTCTTGTCAATGATATCGTCTTGAATTACTTTCAATGTTTCTTGATCAGGAGCAGTAAAAGGAATTGTAGAAGTAGCTGACAAGTGATAACTGAATAGTTCTTCTAACGTTAACAGAGAACCACTTATACGTTTTCCCTTCTTAAAGATTGCTAAAGGTTTTAGTTTTCCTTCAAGACTATCAACTGAATAAGCTGGAGTCGAATCAGTTGGTTCTGGATTTAGTGGGTCGGCTATCGGTGCTGCTGCATCGTCAGTAGATGATGCATCTTTCGGAGGTGCATCAGCATCATCAGGAGGTGCATCATCAGGGGGTGCTGCTGCATCGTCAGGAGGTGCATCATCTGCTTTTCCTTTAGGTTTTCCTTCAGTAGGAGGTGCGGCTGTGGGTTTTTCTAAAAGTATCGAAAACATAATGTAAGTCTCTCTTTTAAGCTTGATTCAAAGGATTGATCAAGACCTCCCTTAGCCTTTGTAGGGCTAAGGGAGGGGAACAGTAAAGTTTATTCTGCTACTGTTTCTTCAGATGTTTCAAGAACGGGAACTTTAACATCGACTAGAGCAACTTTCATTGCTTTTGCAGGACGGAAGCTAACACCCATGCTTGCAGGAATCCGAACACGTTCACGAGTACGAGGATTAACACCTTCACGTTCATCACGGGGAGAAAGAGCAAAACGCCCTACGTTGTTAACTAAACAACGACCTTTTTGAACTAAATGCTCTAGAGTTGCGCTTTGAAGAGCTTTCAATGCGTTTGTAGCATCTTGACGTGTATAACTACCAAGCTTGTTCATTTCGTAATAGAACGTATCGCTAAATGTGTTATCTTGGTCTTCTTCCGCTTCAGCAGCTTTTGCAGCACGCTCTTGAGCTTTCAATGCTTTCTCTTGAGCTTTCAACGCTTTTTCTTGAGCTGCTTTGTCTTGTTGTGCTTTTGTTACTTTAGGTTTGAGTGCCATAGGTGACAGATCCTTTCAATTTAAGTTTTCAGGTTTGATAAAAGTAGGGTGAAGATGAGTTTTCAGCAACTACCTTTTCTTCATGAAATTGTTATTGCGAAAACTGCACTTTTTGCACTTTTCGTCAAACCATAGCTGAAAAATAAACAAACTTGGGTTGGAACAACAGAAAGTCTTTTCAACTTCTGTTGTTCCAGCTTCAGTTTAAACGAGATTTATTTTACTTAGAAGGAGTCAATCCTGCTTCACTTAAGACAGACGAATATGAATCGGACAGTTCGTTTATAATAATCTCAGTTGCTAAACTAATCAAAGAATGTTTACCGTATTTAGTTGATACTTCTTTACTTAAATCTAAACCTTTAAAGTCACTGAATAACGGCATAGCTGCTAACAAAGCATTAATCTCGTCACTAGGTGTCTTTACAGTACAAAACGGTTCCATAATTCTATAAGAGTTAGGTACTACATTTTCCGCATAGCCTTTGATTTCTTCATAGACTTGAATTAATGCAAGCTCAAAGTTTTTAACCACTTCTTCATTGTGGTTGAACCTAACTAAAGCTGTTTCAAGAGAGCGTCCAGTCAAAGCTTCTTGTTCAGTTTCGAATAGATAGTCTAATGGATTTGAGTAGTTTAATGCGTTTTCAACAGAGAATTTAGTTGGATTTTGATCATAGAGAAGTTCCATCCCATTGTCAAACGAAACGCAACCACGTACTGTAGCTATTCCATTCTGAGAGACTTCTATTTCAGATTCTTCAATTTCTACTAAAATTGAACTAAAAGGAGTTCTCACTTCAATGAAAATTGAATCAGGTAAGACTAAATCAGCTGTGTTAATCTTACAGACAAAAGAGAAGAAAGAGTTACCATATGGAGAGAATTGACTACCATTAAATAGATTCAGGATAGTAATTACTACCTTCTCTTTAGTATTAAGCTTTTGATTGTTTACAATTTCAAGAGAATGCAAGTTAGTAATTAACCCGTTGTAACAGTCCGTCTTAGCAATACTAGAATACTCTATTTCAAGGTTAGAACTCTTGCTATAAATCTTCTCGTCAGATTGTATTGGTAGGTAGTAAATGTGAAACAGGTTGGCAAGCTTTGTTGAATTGTCAAATGACGGTACTTCTTGAAGATGATAAAACACTGTGTTTTCATCACGAAGCAGATATGACGGTTCTAAAGTCAAAGACTCTAGTAAGCCATTTGATTTGAGTGCTAAGTAATGCTCAACTGGGAGAAAGCAGCTAAGAGGTTTGTCTACATGGTATACTTCATCTTGAACGTATTTGATGAAAGCAGGTATGTTTTTGTTTAGCTCATTAAACTTATCTACTGCTGTTTGCAAAGTTTTCAGATTTACAAATTTGACACTTGTGGTTTTCATAAAAGTTACTCTTAGTGGGGTTAATAGAACTATGACAGATTTCTGTCATAGTTTGTTAGGTTGTTTAGTTAAGGGTTTTAGGGAAGCTTTCAGGAATTTGATAATCGATCTCAGTAGAGAAGAAATATGAATCAACTAAATCTTCCATATAGGGAACAAAGTTACCAGAAGCGCCGGGATCAGATGCAGAAGCTTCCATAAGCGCAATATTTCCAAGAAACGATTCATGTTGGTTACGATACTTTTTAGAAAGCATAGAACTCATTCCATGAGTAAAGCGAATGAAGTTAAACACACTTAAACCAGATGAACAGTCTACAGCTCTAACAATTCCTTCAGATATCATCTTAGATTGGATGAAGTTTTTAGGAATTGCAGAAAAGATAGTTTTTAGCTTTTCTAGCTTTATTGGTTGGTTGGTATTCAATAAACGATAAGAGATTTCACTGAATTTGTTGATTAAGGGTAAGATAGAATACTCTTCAAGTCTTATACGTTTATACTTGAGATCAACAGGGTCATTTAGTAGTAAATGATCAAAGAAGTAAATGATGTAACGAAGTAAATGATTGACAGTTTGTTTATCGTCAGGATGAATGTTGTTAAGAGAGTTATAAGTAATAGGGTCTAACGTTCTCTGCAATGATACAAGAGTACTTCTATAGCGCTTCTTAAACGAAGCTTGTTTAAGTTCTTCCATCAAACCAACTTCAAACATATCCCGCTTGTAAAGCTTGTAAGTTAAGATAAAATCAGCTAACGTATCTAGAATGTTTCGGTTAGCTAGTGGAGATTTCTTTAAGAGCATCACTCTCTTCTTAGTAATAGCATACGCATGATAGTCTTCTTTGTTTTGAACAGTTGCATAATTATCAGAATAGCTTAGATCGGTAAGCAAATTAACACCAAAGAACTCACAATAAGCTGGAAATTCGATTGGACTGAAAATGAATGGGTTGAATTTAGATGATAAGAAGTTCATCCTAATTGGATAGTAAGGATCTAGCTTAGCTGCAGTTTGTTTAACTATTATCTTCTTCATTTCTAAAGGCATTAGAAGATTCTTAAGAAGAATTCGATCTTCTTTGATCTTAAACATGGCTTTATCTAAAAGCTGATACACAGGAGCATAGACAACACCATTTAACTTTAACATACCTTGTTGATTAGCGAATGGAATGTTTAACGTTAATGGAACAGTTGCAGTCAATTCTTGATCAGCTTCATCATAGAACTTAAACGTAATTACAACTTCTCTAACTAGAGAGTCTTCAATTTCTGAAGTAGTAGCAGTAAACGAAAACGGAGCTTGCTTAATTGAAACAACTTCAACTAGTTTCTTACCTTGACTTTCTAGCTTTAGATTTAAGTATTCTAGAGTTTGACAAGCCTTATGGATGAATTCCATGATTTTAGAATTGTAAACATCTGGATTAGGGAGAAGGGAAATAGGTCTATCTATTTCTTGCTCAGAAAGCATTGAGTACATCAAGTTTGTTTTTAACATAGCATTTCCTATTGTAGGTTCTAAGACATTAAACTAATATATGTTTGAAGAATTTATCAAATATATATTAGTTTAATGCTTATAGCAAGCATCAATCATCATTTATCAATTTGTTAGGAGTCTATAATTATGTTTTATGTAATGCTTATTATCTTGTTTCCTGTATTCTTTCATTTAGTAATGACCTTTATTCTAATTAGTAAACCTAAAGTTGAAGAACTTAAAACTACTGAGATTGCAATATTCTCTATAGCAAAGTACTTTGATTTAATCAACGATGGAAAGCTTAAAGATTCTTATGTATTCATGTTTTATGATAGAGAATTTAGTCCAATCTTCTGTATCTCTTGTGGTTCAGAAATATTTAGTTTCAATAATCTAAAGACTATCATGATAGCTTGTTTAAGTAATCATAAGGATTATAATTCTAAGTTCTCTTTTGAAACTATGGAAGGTTATACTCAGTTTGAATTAGAACTTAATAGAATGTTAGTTGCTAATGAAATCAATTTTGGATCAGAACCTATAGCTTTATTCAAGTTTAATAATTCAGACATTCTTAAATTAGATAGAATTTCAACTTCTTATTCAAATGGAACTATTCAATATAATCTTAACATAGACAAAGGTTATATGAATTCTTTAAAGTCAATATTAGATAACACTAATTCATAGATAGATAATAGAAAGAGTTTAATCTAATAACTCTTTCTATTTTTCATTCAACTAGTAACTTCATAAAAATGTTAGTTCGGAAATTGAGTTTTCAAAAATCGAATTTTTCACTTAACATTTTTATGAATTCAGACATAGTAAACTTCAAATCTCTAAAACTTCACATAAAAAGAGTCTAGGCTCTTACGAACCTAGACTTAAAAATTAACCCTTTTCAATCAACCTAAATGGAGCAACTCAATGAATGCTTTTCAGCAATCCTAAATCACCAACCATAGTTGTGTTTAAGAGTAAATGTCCTTAAACTAACTTAAAGTGTTTGACTTAACAATTGATAAACTTTTAGAGTATATATTAATATAATGTCTCTTAACCCTGAGGAATAAAGAACTATGGAAAACATCATCAACTTAAAGTTATCCAGTCCAGCTTACTCTTATCTTGAAGAAACTAAAAGCTTAGCATTGATGCTAAACTATGAAGTTACTCAAGAAGAACTAGATAAACATTCTAGTCTAGACTATGTTTACTTTAAATTCGAAATCATCAGTCAAACTGATACTCGGTTTAGAACATCAAGTCTATTTTCTATGCTTGAAGTTCCTACGGAGTCTATGCAATTTGATTCTTCAACAGATATCATTCTATCAGACTCCAGTATCTATGAAATACTAAGCAACTACAAGTTGGATCAAGTCTTTAAAGTAGAAAACCTTTCAGCTGAAAAGTCTAAGTTCTTCATAGTCTTAGACTCGTTCTTTGGAAACATTGGAATTAAAGATAGGGAAGACATTGAAGACTTTATTCATAGCTTCAGTTTAACTCTAACTACGATTGATTCCACTCTTTCATTTGAAGAAGTCTTAAATGAAGTCTCTTTCAAAGAACCTTACTTTCAGGATGAAAAAGAACAAACTGTTAACTTGGTTAGACCCCATCAACCTCTTAGAGTAGAAAGTGCTTATCTATTCATCTCTAAAATAGCAAACTTAAGAGCTAAACGTTCAAATATTACTATCTCTGAAGAAACTGTATTAGTATCTTTCATTCCAAATCCTGAATCTAAAGAACTCAAAATCAATGGAGGTTTTCTAATGAAAGAGAACTCTAACACTACACTTATTGTTTCTAAGAAGCAAATCTTTAATTCAACTAATCCGTCTGATGAGTTTACACTTATTGATAGTTCTACATTATCTGACTTTAACAATGATGCATTCAAAGAAACCATCATGGTCTGGGATAAAAGTGAGAAGTACATCTATGTTTGCTCTAAGAGCATGACATTTGGTTTACTTCCTATTAATGCTAAAATTCAACCTGCTATGATCCATTGATGAAAGGAGAAACTATGAAAACTACTAAATGGCTTAACGCTGACAAAGTTGAAATGGTTACTTTACAACTTGATAAAGAGTTCTATCCAGTAATCCCTCAGGAAATCTTTTCGTTTGAATCACACCTGCAAAAAGCATTTGATTCAGCTTCTTATAAAATGTTTTTGTCAGGTGGAAGCTTAAGAGATGCTATTCTTAATAGTCTGTCTGAAGCTAAAACAAAGAAGTCTAAAGATTTAGATTTCTTCATCTTTACATCTCTTACGTTTGAACAGTTCTTTAAACAATTTCAATCATACATTCATCAACTAAAAAACAATGAAACATCTTTCAACTCTGTAAATGTAATAACTAAACATTTTGAGATCTTTACTAAATTTAAGGACTCAACCAACTTCTTCAACTTTAAGTTTACAATTGGTAATCATTCTATTGACATTATCTTAATATCGTACAAAGGAAATCTGATTCCAGAAATTACTGATCTAGTTCAAAATTGGGACATTACACTTAACATGAATGCTTCATCAATTAGTGACATTCATGAGTGTAAAACAGCTATGCGATATTCTGACTATTGCGATCTATTAGCACGTAAAATTGTCATCAAAGCAAGTACGTTCTTTCCGTTTAAATCGTTACGTCTAACAAACCGAACAAATAAGCTTCTCTCAGAGCTTAATTGCACTATAGACGAAACAAACCAAATCCTTTTAAGACGAGGATTGTTTCATGAAGCTACTAAACGATACTTTGCTGCAGTAACTAAAGCATCTCTTTAGTAGATTATCTTTAACCCGTTATGGAGTATTACGTTATGAAATATACACATCCCCTTATTTGCACTGCGTTAATTGCATTTTCAATGGTCTTACACGCTGAACCAGCTCAAGTAGGAGTTCTTCCTTGCTTAAGCGATTTTACTCAGCAAGGAGTAAGTGTTGAAATGCAAAACTACTTAGTCAATGAAGGATTCATCAATTTACCTTTAGACAAAGTTGCATTGTCAAGTTGTAAAGAAGATAAATCTGTTTGTGACTTTTATCTTGACCGTCCTAACCAAGTAAGAAACGTTTACACTGTCTCTCGCAATAAAAGTACATTCCGTATTGATCTTAAAGTTAAACGTCGTCCTGAATACAAAGAGCTATAAGCTCTTTAAACTATAAAGTTAAGAGCCTAAACAGCTCTTAACTTTTTTTACGGATTCGTTAGAAATAAACATACATTATTTAGGTGATACATAGAAGCATCCCTTTCGAGGTGTAAGACTTCTTTTACTTTATGGAGGTGTATCATGGTAGAAATCCTTTTCTCCGGCGAAAAATCGGCAACCCTTCTGGATCTAGTAGAAGCTGTTCGCGCAGCCTCGAAAAATTTGGAGGATTTCCGCAAAGGTGTAGCGATCGAAACGCGATACCCAGTCAGTGACTTGGATGATGCAAACTCTGCTCTAGCAGAGTTTGTGTCTTCTACAGTGTTAGGGGTTAAAGCCTAACACGAAGAAGGAGGGCGCAAGTTCTCCTTTTTTTCAAGCATATATTAATTACGTGTTATCTACTATAGGAGTTTACAAATCAATGGAACTATTAAATCTCGTTGTCGTCACAGGCTTACTTTTAATCTTGTCAGTTCACTTAACAGGATATCTTTTAGTCTATCCTCAGCTTCAAGAGTTCTTTAAAAAGAAGAAGCTAAGGAAACAAATCATTCTAGTACTTAATTGCCATTATAGCGATAAGATGTTTTGCTTTACAAGTGCAATGAAAGCAGGATTAGAAAATATTGACTGCGATCTGTTCAAAGAGAGAGCTATTAAAAGTGTCTGTAAACTATTAGAGGAGAATCATTATTACTCAATAAGAGAAGTTGACCCGAATTTATCAATCAGTCTAATTGGAGCTTGGAGATGGTTTCAATTAGACGAAAGTAACTTTGTAATAACCCCTAAAGGAATTAAATCATGAAAATCGTAAATTTAGCTTTAAACGCGTCTGAAGATTTTTCATTAGACACATATGGTCTCACTCCTAAAGAAGCAGTTGACTCTGTAACAAGTAATCCTGAATCAGAACAACTAGTACTGAACCAATTGCTAGCAGGAAATGTAATTGGAAACACCGACATTGGCGTAAAGTTCTTTAAACGAGAGAACGTCTTTATTTCAAGTGTGTTTACAGGTGATTATGACTGGAGTGATGAAGAAATGACTATTGAAGACATTTCCCTTCAAATTCTTATGGCATTTGCAGAAGGAGAATTGATTGAAGTACTAGATTGATAAAGAATATATGCTAGTTTTAAGCATATATTAATTCCATGCCTTAGGAGATATCTTCTAAGGCATGAACCGCTTCATTAATTTTTACACGAGGAATGTATCATGTTTGAATCATCAGTTTCGTTTATTGTTGCTATTGAAGGCAATGACTATATGAGTTCACTTCAAATCGCTGAACTTTGTAGTAAACGACACGACCATGTTCTAGTTGACTGTGAAGTCCTTAAGGACTTCTACGACAAAAAGTACGAAAATCACTCACCCGAAAAACCGGACGATCTTATGAAATCAACGACTTACAAAGACAAAAGTGAGAAAAGTAATAAATACTTCTTTCTTTCCCGCGATGCAGTTCTAGACTTAATCACGGGTTACTCTATTGAGCACAGACATATCATCAATCAAGCATGGCTAGAGCATGAGCGAAAAGCTAAGGAATCTCAAAAGCCCTTGTCTAGAATTGAGTGGATTCAAAAAGCTCTAGAGGCAGAAATTCAACTTGAAGCAGAAAGGGAAGCTAACAAAGTACTTATTGAAGACGAGTTTGAACAAGACTGATAACTAAGTCTTACAGAAAAGAATGAGTCATCATTCTTTTCTTTTTTCACAAAGAGTTAATGTTTGAAACAAACATATATTTATTCTATGCTTTCATTACTAACACTTTACAATGGAGATGACACATATGTCTAATAACCTTAAAGTTCTAAAAGGTTTAGATGCGGTTCGTGAAAGACCTTCTATGTATTGCATGGATGGCGCTCAACTAACACTTGAAGTACTTGACAATTCAGTTGACGAAGCTATTAACGATTACGCTACTGAAATTACTGTGATCCATGACAGTAGAACCAGTCAGATGACAATTTCGGACAATGGTAGAGGTATTCCTTCTTCATATAACACAGAAGAGAAAATGAGCAATATTGAGATTGCTGCTACCGTTTTACATGGCTCTGGTAAGTTTGATAAAGAGCAATATAAGTTCTCAGGAGGCTTAAACGGAGTAGGTCTTTCAGTTGTAAATGCTTTGTCTATTTTCATGGAAGTGAAAGTTAAACAAAACGGTTCTACTCACACATTCCAATTCTCTAAAGGAAAGAAAACATCTGAAACAGTTTCTTCTACTCCTAAGTTAACTAAGAAAGACACAGGAACGTCAATATCATTCATCATTGATAAGCCTTACATATCTTTAGGAGATACGTATAACAGAACTGATGCAAATGGAATGATCAAGTTTGATTACATTAAATCAAGACTTTCAGATTTGTCTAATTTACTTGATTCTGTAACGTTTACTCTAATTCAAATAACTTCTGATGGAAAAGAAGAGAAATTTGTCTTCAAAGGCTCTATTGATAGTTTCTCTCAAACTAAAGGAAGCTTTCTTCGTATTGACTTAAAAGAAGAAAGTGGTACTCAAGGCTGTATCTTTGTTAAACCTACTTTTGATTCAACCAATGCATTAATCCGAACATTTGCTAACTTGATTTCAGTTGAAGATGGTGGTTCTCATTTAACAGGTGTAAAGCAAGCATTAACTCAATTCTTCACTAAGGACATTATTCTAGCTAAAGAAATGTCTACATTTAAAGGAACGGAAGCTC